ATGCCCACATCACAAAGGCAAACAACAGATGTTGGATGGTATCTGGTAACATGGCACAGTACACAGAGGGCAAATAAGCCCTCTGGAAAGGAGATTAAATTATGGAAATATCAATTAGTGGTTACAAAAAAGCAAAGTACAACCGTATCGCAACTAATAACAAGAACGTAGCCGATGCAATCTACAGTCTCAACCAATACACGGCAACATTCACAGAGCATCACAACCGTGATACTAAGGAAGTAATATACACGGTAGATTGGAGGGCGTAATGAGGCACATAATAACATTATTAAGTAAATTAGATGAGGGATAAAACATGAGAACAAATAAGCGATATTTCAAGTGTTACAAGTTCATTGGTAACAAAACAAAAATCGACTACTGGCACACAGCCAACACCGTAGAGCTTTACGCAATGTACGATTTCATTAAACCCCTAGGCTACAAAAAGCCTACTCTTAAAGAATGGCAGGAGGTTAAAGAAGGATGAGAATATTTCAATGCCAAGACGGAGCACTAACAGGACCGACTCACAGAGTTCCAGATAATGCGTGTGTATTTTGTGAACACTGTACAGATATTTTCTGGGATTTTACACACGGGGTATACGCCTTATGGTGTGACAAACACGAAGACACTAATCACGGCAACCGCGACAACAGTTGTCCAGACTTTATCGAAGAGAAAGAAGGTGATTAATTGAGCAACATATCATTTAACCCATCGATAGGCGAAGCAATCAATTGCTTATCGTTGTACAAAGACCACGTACCCGAAAATGGCTACATAAGTGCTTGTCTTAACCTAGCCATATCCGCATTAGAGACAATTCAAGACGGCAACTACAAACTAGAGTCAGATTTAATAACTGAGAAAATAGCCGAGATAGCCAACTTTGAATGTCCGCCTATTGATTGTGCGCACTGCAAATATTGTACAGATGATTTTGATTGTCTATCCGTTATATGTGGACACATTATGCAAATAGAGGAGGTTAAAAAATGGATACGAAAGAACTACTCACAGACATAAGTGAAGCACTTAAAGAATACGCTTACACACAGCAAGACCGCGAAGCGTTCTATTTACTCAAATTAGCAGACATTATTGACACAGCAATTGAAGAAAGTGAGGACAAATAATATGCCAGCAGTATTTGGGATTGATTTCACACAGGATGGCTCTCGCGTAGTCGCAGAGGTTATCGCATCAAACATGACACCACATGAACTTGAAAAAGTCATAGCCCTTATGAACCAAGAACATGACGAGGTATACGCATTAGAACTTGACCAGAACAGTCAACTCTTCATTGACGCTATCACAAAGGGAAGAAATTTTACAAATTAATGTTGACATTCATACTTAAATATGATATATTATATACATACCAAACAACACAATAAACCTTCCATTTATGTTTGCCTCCTTAATAGGGCTGGTCTAAACACTCAGAGGGTGAACAATCCCTCACAGCCCTTTCGGATGTTTCACGTGAAACATTCAGCAACTAATAACACACTCATAAAGAAAAGGAGAAGAAAAATTATGAGAAAAGAAATGGTAACAAGAACAGTAATCGGCACACTCGCAACAGTAAAGGTAGTAAGTACATCTACAGACGCTATCTCAATTGAGAAGGTGAGACTTAATAAGTCATTCACAGATGTAGCTGACAGCAAGCTGGCAAAGGCAGTCCGCAAGGCACTCAATGAAGACCTTGTAATTATCAAGATTGAAGCAATTGAGCCGATGAATAAGCTCTATGGTCTTGAGACAGCAAAGTTCATGGAGTACGCTGTAGAACTAGACCCAGCAACACGTAAACCGCTTGCAGTTGCAGAAGAGTTAGAAGATGCAGACGAGTTCGACACAGATTTTTAATCAGAAACTAGAAACCAGAAACCAATCAACCAATTATTTTTAATCAAAGGAGAATAAAATTATGGCAAAGAACACACAGAACAACGAGAACTATACATCAACAATCAGAGAAGCATCAAGAGAGCTTTCAGCTAAGGAAAGAGTTATGTTCAAGGACATGGCTAATGCAACATCACTTGTAGACTTTGTGTCAGCTCAGAGGGAGATAGGCGAAAAGGCAGTCATTGATGTAGCAGACTTCGCAGTGATTGATGTTCACAACCCCAAGGCACAAGATAACACAGACTACACTATCTACCTTATCATTGACAAGAATGGCAATAAGTTCTATACCAGCTCAGAAGCGTTCTGGAGTGCTTTCAGCAACATTTACGCTGAAATGAAAGAGAGTGACGAGGAGTGGGGTATCGAAGCAGTACTTATTCCTTCCAAGAATTACAAGGGCAAAGAAATTCTCACTTGTTCACTTGTATAAGTAACATGAATTAAATAGGCATAGTCACAAAGAGCACTCTTAGTACTGTATATCAGTGCTGGGAGTGCTTTTATAGAAGGGAGAAACAAATGACAATAAACGATGTAATGATATGTGCTTTATTAGTATTGGGGATATTAGATATGTTAGCATTAGCAATAATAGTATGTTTAATTTTGTGGATTAGTGATTTAAGGAGTTAAAGAAATGATAGTAGTAGCAATATTATTGATAGTGATGATGCTGGTATTGATTGACGTATTAGACGGTTAATGTTTCACGTGAAACACTAAGAAGGAAGATAATATGAAAGTAAAAGTAAAAGATATAGTAAAAATGGCACAGGCATTAATTAACATTACATACCATGAGGGTTATGATTACTGCGAAGGAGAAGCATTAGATATAGCAGATAAAATTATAAGTCATACAACAAATGAATATGAGAAAGGCTGGCAAGACGCATTAAGAATGGCATTAGAAGGTGGTATGGAAAACAATTATAATGATTTAGTTGTATATGAAGACCATATAAGGGCGTTAATGTTGTCACACAATGAAACAGCAGTCAACTTAGAAAGAGAGGTTGAGATATGATTGAAGTGATTTTATTGGCAGTAGCAGTCTTAGCGACATCCTTATACGCTGGGTGCTTAGACGTAAGGACAAAGAAACTTGAAGAGAATGTTAACAACTTAATAGAAATAGCAAAATTACAACAGAAGTTATTAGATAACGTAAGCGAAAGAGCAGACATGAACAGAGAAAAGATTAACCAAATGAACAAGTTGCATTGGAATAGTGTGTATGGAAAGGTGGTGCAGGATGGCAAATGATAGATTATATTTAAGATGCAGGCAGTGCGGGACAATGATAGCCATATCAAAACATTTTCTTACCCCTTGGCATATTCACCCAGAGAAACTGGAAGAGATAAACCAGTTCTTTCAAGACCATTGGTTCTGTGAAGAAGCAAAGTACAACACTGCACCGAACAGCTTTGAACTAGTTAGTGAAATGGGCGACGGTTTCCCAGAAGATGAGTCAGAAATAATGTACCATTCCTATGACCTATTCGCAAATGATTATGAGACAGAGCAGATACACAGAGAGATAGTATACAAGAAAGAAAAGGAATTGTCAGAGAGGATTGCGAGAGTGTATGGGAGGAATAAAGAATGATTATAGCAACTCATAAAGAAATAGACAAGGGAGCAATTGAGATTGACTCAACCGTATATAAGCATATGATAATAGAAAGACCGTACACTGACAGCGATTTAATATTCAAAGAAGGTAAAGACTTTGAAGACTTCAATAGACCAACGGGGCTGGTAGTAATGACTTACAACACACTAGCCCAGAACCTTCAATACATCTTTCAAGATGCTTACCGCAAAGGAAGGGAAGACACTCTCAATCAATTAATGCACTAGTGAGGTATAATCTATGAACAAAAGGCAAACAAGTTATTGGTATAATATCTACAAGACAGCGTTACGTCGCTTCGATGTAGACCTAAGGGAAATAAAAACGCCAACAGAAAAGTCATTGAACAGAGCAAGAAAGAAATGGAAAGAAGCAATAGCTGAACTAGAAGATAAACCAAAGGTAAGAGACACATACAAAGAGCAAGTAACCTACGAACAATCACAGGCTTCATTCGAAGACCAGCCCAGAGACGAAAATTTTAGAACAGAAACAGCAAGCGCAGACACTATGTACGATAGCTCACTCGAAGAGATACAAAACTACATCGACAAAATAAATAGTATATACGAAGATACAATGTACAACATCCAACAGGCAGAGCAGGACATTGAAGGTATCAGCAAGACATTCGCTATTGGTGCATCGTATAAGCAATACATCACAGGAACTAAGGATGAACTATTAGAGTTCTTGTACCAGATACAAGCACTAGCTGGTGAATATCCAGACGAGGTTGCAACCTTCATAAGCAGTAGCCCAGAGATTGATTACGTTGACGCTATCACATTAGTACCACCTAGTGACGTACAATCAAACTTTGAGGTAACAATGCAGACTATGAGAGCTATCTGGCAGACAATCAAAGGTGATATGAAAGATAGTGGAATAGATGTTGACAATATAACAACCAGCTTCGGAGAATACTAAATGAAAATATACAGCGCAGACTTAGAGACAACTGTATACGAAGGGCAGACTTCGACAGAAGCATGGTCAAGTGCGCTGGTTGCATTAGACAGTGACGAGCCGTTGATACACCATTCATTAGCAGAGACATTAACTTACTTAGACCAGCAAAACGAAGATGCTATACTGTACTATCACAACTTAAAATTCGATGGCAATTTTTGGTTATACTTTCTAATCAAAGAGCTAGGCTTTAAGCAAGGCATTGAATATTTATCAGACAGCAGTGTAACCATGAAGCAAGCCAAAGAGTTAAAAGAAAAAGAAGTTATCTATTCCATATCAAGTATGGGACAATGGTACACTATAGTATTTAAGTATCATGGGCACAAGTACACACTTAAAGATAGTCTTAAACTCCTTCCATTTAAACTAGAAGAGATAGGCGATGCCTTTAAGACCTTACACCGTAAGAAGGAAATGGAATATGAGGGTTATAGGTTCTCAGGCTGTGAGATTACAGATGAAGAAGCTGACTACATTAAGAATGACGTACTTGTATTAAAAGAAGCACTCAACATAATGTTTGAAGAAGGGCATGATAAGCTCACCATTGGCGCGTGTTGTCTGGCTGAATTTAAGAAGATACTTGGCAAGTATGACTGGTCAATCTTCTTCCCAAAGCTAGAGAACATACCCTTAGATGAAACAATCTACGGCTCGACTAATGCTGACGAATATATCCGTAAATCATACAGAGGAGGATGGTGCTATCTGGTTAAGGGTGCAAGCGGTAAAGAATATAAGGATGGCACAACCGCAGATGTAAATAGTCTGTACCCCTCAATGATGCACTCTGAGAGTGGCAACTATTACCCGCTTGGTAAGCCCCAGTTCTTCCAGAAGACTATACCACCTCAGGCATTAGCACCAAACAGATATTACTTTGTTCGTATACGTTGTCGGTTCTATCTTAAAAAAGGAAAACTACCATTCATTCAGATAAAGCATAACAAGAACTATAAATCAACAGATATGCTGGAGACTAGTGATGTTTATAATAAGAAAGACGGTAAGTATTATAGCCAGTTCTATGACAAGCAGGGTAACTTACATGATACAATAGTTGAACTAACAATGACATGCACAGATTATAAGTTATTCAAAGAGCACTATGACTTATACGACTTTGAACTATTAGACGGATGCTGGTTCTATGCTGAAAAAGGAATATTTGACGAGTATATCAATAAGTACAAAGAGATTAAGATGAACAACAAAGGAGCAAAGAGAACAGAAGCAAAGTTATTTCTCAATAACTTATATGGAAAGCTCGCTACTTCACCAGTTAGTAGTTTCAAATATGTACCAGAGAACGACGATGATTTCTTACATTACACGGTACAAAGTGAAATGAATAAGAACCCTGTCTATATCGCGGCTGGTTCAGCTATCACATCTTACAGTAGAAACTTCACCATTAGAGCGGCACAGGCAAACTTCTACGGCGTAGACAAAAAGGGGTTCAAGTACGCAGACACGGACAGCATACATTGTGACTTAAAGCCATCAGAGATTAAGGGAATAAAGGTACACGACAATGCGTTCTGTTGCTGGAAACTAGAGAGCTGTTGGGATATAGCAAAGTTCATAAGACAAAAGACATACGTAGAGCACGTAACACACGAAGACTTAAAGCCAATAGAAGAACCCTATTACAATCTCAAGTGCGCAGGGATGCCAGACAGTTGTAAAGAATTATTCCTTGCAAGCATGGGAGAGAAAAACGGGTTAAAGGACAAGCAGAAAGAAAAGTACAAAGAGTTCATAGAAAAAACAAGAACACTGGATGATTTCAAAATAGGATTAAAGATACCATCAAAGTTATTACCAAAAGTAATTAAAGGTGGTGTAGTCCTTACCGAAACATTATTCACAATGAGAGACATTTAAAAAGGAGATAGAACTTCATCTATCTCCTTTTACTATTCGCAACAGCAACCGCTTATTAGCCCGTTAGCAAAACGGCAACTTTCATTGGCACGAGTTAACGTGTGCTACCCAACGACAAGTCTAACAAGACGACTACTAGAATAGCCAATCATATTATCGAATAACGTAAACACTCAAAGAAAGCGTGTTTGCACTCTTGGTTCTTAAATCTTACCATACCTCTTTCAAAGGCAACCTTCAAGGTTAATACAAATGGTGACGATGAACCTACCATGATATAGTTAGCATCATGTGAGTTCGGGTCAAAGCTAAGTTTAACCTTGTAGTCAGTATCAATGCTCTTATCAACGAAGTACACATTAGCCTTAGGATAATAACGCACAGCGTAGTCAGTAACATCGTTTCTGAATGTTGCGATGTATGTGCTAGTGCCTTCTGGTTTTTCAATAAATGCTGTGTTGTCATTAAGGTACACATTTTGTGCGGCATATGCAACATAGCTTTCATTCTTAAAGGCTCTGTTAAATGCGCTATCGAGTTGTGCATTGGCAACCTCTTCCATGTAAGTCTGTTCAAGTACAAAGCCATCGCCACGTAGGAACTTAGTGTCGTCTCTAAGTCTGTCACTAATTCCAAGACTGAGGAAGTACGGATTGATAAGGGAGACTTTGTTACTAAGCATATACAAAGGAACTCGCCTTACCTGTTCACCGTTACCCCTCGCAATAGAAGTGTGTATTGACAGTAGCTTGTTCAATTCGTTAGGGCAATAGTGGTTATTCTCTGACTGAAACTCATCAAATATCATTTTGTCAACATCGGACAAAAGGTGTGAGAATTTCTTTAAAGCGTCAGCATTGTTAAGTGTAACACAGTAACCACAACTTTGCTCATTCAAGAACAGCTCAACAAAGATATTGTTTGCCCTTCTCTTTTCTGTCATTGTGTAGTCTGGAAAGAATAAACGCTGAATATCTTTGAAGAACTTGTCAGCGCAATCAGATAGCTCATAGTTCCAGCGATACACAAGGCAGAACTTTTTATGTTTCTTGATAAAATCTTTAACACAGTATCTGTTGAACCATGTCGTTTTACCTATACTACGGTTTCCGCTTGTAAGGTAAATATCTGGTTGTCTTCCGTTAATGTCTGTCATTGACAATAACTTAGTACCATCATAAAATTCAGCCATAATATCTCTCCTTTCTTATAGCAATTATAACATTTTTTCTTTACAAAATCAACGGTTTATGGTATAATAAATTCAAATAGAAGGAAAGGAGTTGTGACTATGCCTAGTGAAGTAATAATCGCCACTATCACAGGGTTATCATCCTTAGCTGGTGCATCTATCGGAGCTATTGCAAGCTCGAAGCTCACAAATTATAGGCTTGAACAGTTGGAGAAAAAGGTTGACAATATGTCAGACTTCTCACAGCGGTTAGCCTTAGTAGAGCAAAGGATTGAAACTGTGATGTTATCGAAGTAACACAATTCGTTGAGTTCTACGGCTATAGTTATCGGTGGCTGGTTACTTTCCTTCCCAGCCTTCCGATAGCTACCCGTGAAAAGGAAAGGAGTAACAATGGAAAAGTTTTTATCACGTAAATTCTTGATGTGTTTAGCCGCAATGCTTGGCAGTATAGCAACATCGATATATGGCTTACACACGGACAACAGCACAGTAGCAATCATTGGTACAATCTGTGGTATAGTATCAAGTGCAATCTATGCTGGATGTGAAGCATATATAGATGGCAAAGCAATCAACAACGAAAGTGAGGATAGCAACTGGGATGCTTAAAGGTATTGATATATCTCATCATAACAAATATGATATATTCCCTAGAAACGGTAAGAAGCCAGCTATTGACTTTTCTAAGTATGACTTTATAATAATGAAAGCTACTGAGGGTAGAACATATGTAGACCCAATGCTTGAAAAATATATTGCTATGCTTGGTGAAGACCAGTTATACGGTTTCTACCATTTTGCCAGACCAGAGAACAACTCAGCAAAGGATGAAGCTATGAACTTTGTCGGCGCAATCCGTCACTGGGATGAAGATGCCATGCTGGTACTGGACTGGGAAGCTAAAGCTGTTCAATGCCCTATACAATGGGCTGTTGATTGGTGCAAATATGTAGAAGATAAATGCGGAAAGAAGCCCTTAATTTATTGTTCTTCATGGTACACTAAGAAATGTCAGCCATTGCTTGATGAAAACATAGGGCTATGGGTAGCACACTATACGAATAAGAGTAAGCCTACTGTGTATACATATCCTACTTGGGCTATGTGGCAATATAGCTCAAAACCATACGACAAAGATGTGTTCAATGGAAATGCAACACAGTTCAAAAAATATTGTACAAGGAGTAAATAACATGAGTGGCTACAGCGGAATGAATGTAAGTAAATATGTTGTAGCCGCTATGTGCGGTTGCTGGTGGAGAGAAAGCACTGTCAACCCTGCAATATGGGAGAGTCTTATACCGTGTGCATGGAATTACGAGTACGAATACACTCATAGAGGTGGATATGGTCTTGGACAATGGACTAATGTCGGTACGTCAAATGGAAGACTGAACAGGCTACACACTTGGGTGACAAATAATGGATATGCAGATGGTGATGGTTACGGACAACTGGAGTACATACTGGTTGAGGGTTATTGGACAAACAGCGCGTACTCCAGATTAGGGTATACAAGCCTAACTCAATTCTTAACCAGTTCTTCGACTAACCTTAATGACCTTGTTTGGGATTTCCTCGCAAACTGGGAAGGTGTAGCAGGCAATGCTTACAGTCAGCGTTTAGCTTGGGCTAGACAATGTCTTGAGTACATAGAGCTACACCAAAATGACGGAAACACATATAGCTGGGTAGCTGGTAATAGATATTTAAGCACCGCTCAAACCTTGAACAATGTAATGGTTATATACAACTACATAACAGATGGTTCAATAAGTGGCACGTATCACATTTATTGTTCTGCGACTGGGAATGGTTCTTGTTACGCAATACCAAGTGCCCACGATGGGCTAGCTGGCGAGACATTCACTATCTATGCAATACCTAACGAGGGTGATAGCTTAACTGATTTAATAGCACGTGACCAGCACGGTTACTCAGTGGCTATCACAGTTGCAGAAGAACACACATACGACGCTTCACTCTTTCCTTACAACTTATGGGTTGAAGCAACGTTCACTGGTGAAACGCCACCACCTCCACCTCCACCAGAGGTAGAAGTAAGAAAGAAGATGCCAATATGGATGTACCCTATATTTAGAATATGAAAGGAGAAAGATATGGTACGAACTAAAGAAGAAATACTCGAGCATATTAAGTCAAAGATTGGTGATAGTGTTGACGACAAAGACTTAGCAATGCTTGAAGATATAAGTGATACAATAGACGACTTAAACAGCCGAGTAAATGAAGCAGGAGATTGGAAAACCAAGTACGAAGAAAATGACAAAGCATGGAAGCAGAAATACCGTGATAGGTTTTTCAATACTGAAGCTAAGGAAGAGATAGCAGAACACGAAAGAGAAAAAGAAAAAGAAAGAGAGATTGATGTACCTAAGAAACTATCGTTTGATGACCTTTTCTCCTCGGAGAATGGTGATAAAAAATAATGTAAAGGAGATATAAAACAATGGCTAAAAAGATTGCTATTAGCACACTTAATGCTTCGACACTTGATATTCTTAATACCATTAGACAGAACGCCAGCTATGAGTATCAGAGTCTTGTGCCCGAAGTAACATCTGAGCACGATGTTCCAGCTGTTGGACAGGTGCTTATGGGTTATCCTGCAATGGCTAACCAGTTCCTCAATGCACTCGTTAACAGGATTGCACTTGTGCAGGTAAAATCATCACTCTATAACAACCCATATGCTAGACTTAAAAAGGGTTACTTAGAGTTCGGTGAGACAATCGAAGAAGTATTCGTTGAGATTGCAAAGGCTAGAGAGTTCTCAGCAGAAAAGGCGGCTAGCAGAGAGTTGAAAAGAACGCTTCCCGATGTTCGCTCAGCTTTCCATGCTATGAACTGGAGAGTACAGTACCCTGTTACAATACAGGATGAAGACCTCAGAATGGCTTTCCTTTCAATCAACGGTGTACAGGACTTGATTGCAAAGATTATCGATGCTGTATACACAGCCGCTGAGTATGATGAGTTCCTTCTTTTCAAATACCTTATGATTAAGGCTATCTCACATGGTATGATGAAGCCCGTATCAATTGGTGCTGGAACTGACATGAAGGAAGCTGCTGTTGAGTTCAGAGGAACTTCAAATGACCTTACATTCCTTAGCACTAAGTACAACATGAATGGTGTACATACTAAGACTGATAAGGCTAACCAGATTATCTTCATGGATAGCCACTATAATGCTAAGTACGATGTTGATGTTCTTGCATCTGCTTTCAATATGGATAAGGCAACATTCATGGGTAGTCTCTACCTCATTGATGATTGGACAACATTCGACAATGAGCGTTTCGATGTTATCAGAGCTAACTCAGATATGATTGAAGAGGTTACATCTGAGGAACTTGCACTCCTTGCAAATGTAAAGGCTGTTATTATCGATGAAGAGTGGTTTCAGGTTTACGACAACCAGACTAAATTCACAGAGGTATATGTATCATCTGGTGAATACTGGAACTATAACCTTAATATCTGGAAGACTGTTTCATCCTCACCTTTCAGTAATGCAATCGTGTTTGTAACATCATCTGCTACAATCACAGCACCTGCATCACTTAAATTCAAGGTAACTGCAATGACTGGTGATAAGCACAATGACATTGTAACCCTTGAACTTTCAGATGATAGCGGTATTGAGTCGGGAGCAGAAGCTAAGTTCATCCAGAATGAAGCACTTACAACTGACGGTGTTGCTGTTCATCCTTATGGAGCTTTCATCATTCCTAAGAAGTCAACACCTATCACAATTCAGCCCGAAGCTGTTATCATACCTCTTGATACAAAGTATCTTCTTGGTAGTGCAGTTGGAGTTGCTGACCTTTCAGTTGGCTCTGAAATTACACTTGCAAAAGAAACTTGAACCATGTAAATGAATAGGGGTAGTCCTAGTGGCTACCCTTATATTTTAAAAGGAGAAGAATAATTATGGCTTATATTGTACCAAACAGTACACTACAATTGTTCAAAGGTATTGCCTTAGATAATAGATATTTAGATACTGTGTACTTTGCAAGCGAAGCAAGCCAAAACTCTGCTTTTAGTTCAAAGGTGTTCAAAACATATAATGAACTTACATATAGAAGAAATACATGGAATAGTGTAAAGATTGAAGCACAGGCTGGTGAACTGTTAGGTGTTACTTATATGCGTTTTAAAAACACCAGAGCTGAGAATATGTGGTTTTACTGCTTTGTCAACTCTGTTGACTATGTTAGCGAAACAACTTGTATCATCACATACGAGATAGATGTTATCCAGACATGGTTCATACAGAAGGGTAAGATTAACCCTTGCATGGTATTAAGAGAGCATCCACTTACTGATAATTA